GCATCCTCGAGCGCGTCGAGCTGCTTGGCGGCTTCCTTGGCCTCGTCGCCTGCGTCCTTGACGCCGCCGGTGAACTCGGCGAAGTCGTCGACGACGACGTCGGCGGTGTCGCCTGCGGCGGCGGTGGCGTCGGCGACGCGCCCCATGCTCAGGTACAGGTCGTCGCCTTCGCTACTGGCCGCGGACATGGCGCGGATCATGTCGTCGTAGGCGCCGCTGGCGCGCTTCCACGCCTCGTCCCAGGCGTCGTTCGGGGACGGCACCCCGGCGCTTCCCGAGTTGAATGCTGCGCCGGGAAGCTCGCCGATGGTGCGGGCGATGTCGATGGCCGACATGCCTGCCGGGTTGGACGTCCCAGCACCGATGCTGTCGGCCGCCTCGGCGACGTTGTTGATCGCAGTGACGGCGTCGGCGCCCTTCTCGACGATGGCGGCGAACGCCTCGGCGAGCGGGGTGCCGCCTTCGATGGCGGCGTCGCGCATCTTGTTCTTGGCGACCTCGAGCCGCGACTCGAGCGTCTCGTAGCGCTTGTTCGCCTCCTCGGTGAGCGCCGTGTTCTCTTCGAAGGCGCGGTTGCCGGTCTCCATGGCATCGGCGAACAGGTCGCCCGCGGACGCCGCCGAGCGCAGCGCGTTGCCGACGCGAACGTCGGAGAAGCCGAGCTCCTCGAGGATGGCGAGGACAGGGCCGCCCTGCTCCTGGATGCGCCCCAGGCCGACGATGAAGTCGGAGATGGCGCCACCGGCGTCGGTGCGGAACTTCTCGCTGAACGCATCCACGCTCGTGCCGGCGACGCGGGCGAAGATGTCGAGCTTGTCGGTGCCCATCTCGACGGACTGCGCCATCTCGATCATGACGCGCGAGATGGCGGTGCCGCCGGCCTCGGCCTCGATGCCGACCGACGACAGGGCGGTCGCCAGGCCGAGCACGTCGCCCTCGGTGAGTCCGAGCTGGCGACCGGCCGACGCGATGCGCGTCGACATGTTGACGATCTCGGCCTCGGTGGTGGCGAAGTTGTTGCCCAGCTCCACCACGGACGAGCCGAGGCGGTCGACGTCGGACTGCGACGTGCCCATGATGTTCATGAAGCGCGCCAGGGATGTCGCGGCCTCCTCTGCGGACAGGTTCGTCGTCTCGCCGAGGTCGATCATCGTCTTGGTGAACTCGTCGACGCTCTCGGTCTCGATGCCGAGCTGCCCGGCGGCCTCGGCGACGGCCGCGATCTCGGTGTGCGTGGAAGGCAGCGTCTTCGCCAGGTTCCGCAGCTCGCCCTCGAGCGCGGCCATCTGCTCGGGCGACCCGTCGACGGTCTTGGTGACCCCGGTCCAGGCGGTCTCCCACGCGATGGCCTGCTTGCCGGCGGCGACGGCGGCGAGGCCGATGCCTGCGATGGCGCCGGTGGCGGGGTTGATGAAGCCGGGCAGGAGCCCGGCCTGCTGCCCGACCATGGACAGGTCGCGCCCGGCGCCTGCGAGTCGCCCGGAGGCGACGGCGCTCTTGCGTCCGAGGTCGTCGACGGATGCGCCTGCGCCCTTCGCGCCGCGCGCCACGCTGGTGGTGGTGCGGCGCGCGGACGCTTCGGCGCGACCGAGGCCGCGCTGCCACTGCGAGTCGTCGATGGTCAGATACCCGACGAGCTCGCCAACGGTCAGCGACATCGGCCCTCCTTCACAGGGTCTTCAGGTATGCCATCTGGGCTTCGGGGTCGTCGCCGACGATGTCCTCGAGGCTGGTGGGCTCGGCGGTGGTGACGAGGCGGTACAGGGCGTCGCGGGACAGGCCGGCGACGCCCGTCCAGAAGTCGTCGACGCTCATGTCGGCGACGTCGCTGGGGCGGATGCCGTACTCGCGCCACAGGTCGGCTAGGAGGACTCCCCAGTGGCGTCGGACTCGTCGCCAGGGGTCGGTGCTTTTCCCGGCCCCACAGCCTGCGAGGGGGTGGTGATGATCTCGTAGGCTTCGGCGAGGGTGACGGGGACGCCGCGGCCGTTGCGGAAGCCCCAGATGACGAGCGCGAGGAGCGCGTCGTGGTCGGCGCCGCCGTCGAGCAGTGACGCGCCGAGGCCGGGCTGGGAGTAGAGCAGGTCGAGGAACTCGCCGAGCTCGTCGGGGGTGACGGGCTCGTCGCGGCCTCGTGCCTGGATCTGCTGCCAGCGGGCGGCTGCGCGCACGCTGATGATCGGGGGCGCGGTGATGCTGCGCCCGAACGCGCGCACGGTGGGGCGCTTGCGGGTGGTGGAGAGCCAGGCGTCGAAGTCCTCGAACTCGTCCGGCTCGTCGTCGTGCTGTGCCCCAGGCGGGGCGGTGTCGGGGACGGCGGCCTTGCCGCCCCGCCTGGGAACCTTGGTGCCGTCCATGGTGTTCCCTCCGGTCAGGACGAGGCGACTGCCTCGGTCGTCGGCGCACCCTTGCGGGTGAACGTGAAGTTGAGCGCGGACTTGTCGTTGGTGCCGCCGCCCTGCGAGGTGTTGCGCACGGTGACGTCCCAGACGACCCACTCGTCGGAGTAGGTGTTGCGGAAGCGGATGGTGCCGCCCGACGCGGGGCCGGTGGCGTTGGCGAGGGTGATGAGCCTGGCGAACGCGGGGGCCGCTGCGCCGGTGGTGTCGTCGACGATGTCGAACGAGTCGACCTGCAGCTCGGCGCCGCGCTGCATGACCTCCTCGTCGTAGTAGCCGGCGTTGTCGAAGTCGGTGATCTCGGCGGTGACGGCGTTGGCGTCGGGGTTGATGTTGAACGTGCGCATGTTGGGCACGTCGAGCCAGGTGTCGGGGGTCGACGACTCGACCTCGAGGACGTAGGACCGCGCATTGAGGCGGATCAGGGCCATGGTGCTTTCCCTCCGGTGGGTTGGGGGTGTTTCGCCTACGCGCGGTGTGCGGAGGCGGGGTTGGTGACCTGCACGCGCAGGTTGACGACGTGCTCGTGGCGGGCGTTGCCGTCCTGGCCGATGGCGACGGGGCCGCCCTGGGTGCCGAGCACGGACTCGCAGACGGTGCCGTCGTCGAGGGTGAGGAAGGACTCGCCGTGCAGCAGGTCGTAGATGGCCTGTGCGCGGTCGCGGCTGGTGCGGGGGTCTTGTGTGCCGCGCACCCGGATCTGGACGCGCACCTCGTCGTAGTCTGCGACCGCGGACGCCTCCCCGGCGCCGTACTGGAAGATGCCGATGCACTGTGCGGGGGCCTGCGGCATGGTCTCGAGCACGATGCCGACCTGCGATGCGCCGTAGACGCCGCTGGGGTTCCAGACGCCGATGCTGTTGTCGGCGAGGTGGTCGGCGAGGCCGGGCAGCAGGGTCATGTGACGCTCCTGATCTGCTCGGCGACGATGCCGAGGGCGGTGTCGCGCTCGGCGAGCATGGGCTCCTCGAGGTACTTGGCTTGGCGGCCGGCGTCGTGGCGGTAGGCGAGCTCCTCGTGCTGCCGCACGGCGTAGGGGGTGTCGTAGGAGATGGCGGCGCGGTTGCCGTCGACGCTGGTGGCGCCTGAGCGTTCGAGGGTGCCTTCCTCGATGGGGACGACGCGGCGGGATTCGGTGAGGATGTGCTCGGCGGCGAGGGCGAGGCCGCGGCTGGCTGCCTGGCCGACGCGCTCGGTGGGGGTGTCGAAGTTGAGCCGCAGGGCGAAGCGCATGCCGCTCACAGGAGCGCCACGGCGAGGTGGTCGGGGGTGGGCAGCCCGCCGCCGTCGCGCAGCGAGGTCTGGACGGCTCGGGCGGTGCGCTCGCGGGCGGTGCCGGCCCAGATGGTGACGCGGGACTCGTCGGGGCAGTCGACGGTGGGCTTGAGGACGATGGTGGTCTCGGAGACGACTTCGTCGCCGTCCTTGGTGCGGACGAGGCGGCGCACGTCGTCGACGAAGGCGGGCACGTTGGCGACGGGGGTGCCGTAGGTGGGGCCGTAGGCGCCTTCGCCCTGGTAGGGCTCGATGGTGACGCGGTGGCGCAGCAGGAAGTCGGGCACCGTCGCCATGGTCAGCCGTAGACCCGCTGGTTGGTGGTGACGACAGGCTGCGCCGACAGGACGCCGTCGGACAGCAGCCCGGCCAGCGACAGGATCGTCGCCGCGCGGGGAGCGAGCGCCCCCGGCTGGCTGGCGGCGCCTGCGTTGGCGCCACGCCGCGCGAGTCGCACGGACCCGATCTGCACGTCGTCGTAGACGTTGCCGGTGCCGAGCTCGTCGCCGGTGGACTGCCACGCCTCGACCTGCGCGCAGGTGGCGTCCTCGAACGCCTGCGCGATGGTCGTGTCGGTGGGCAGCCCGTCGCTGTCTACCGCGTAGACGGCGGTCAGGGTGGCGCGCTCGATGTCGAGGCTGGCGCGGGCGAGCTGCCGGTCGATGTCGGCCGGGACGACGGCGGTGGAGTCGGACTCGTCCGCGCCTACCCAGGTGGTGTAGTCGGCTGCGGTGGCGTAGACGCGGGACACGAGTGGCCTCCTAGCCGTACAGGTCGATGATGTTCTGCTTGGTGGCCTTCGTGGCGGCCTGCTCGTCGGCGCCGCAGGCCACGGCATGCGCGACCCACGCGGCCTTGCTGTCGGACTTCTTCGGCGGCGTGGGCGGCTCAGGCTCGTCGAGGATGGTGTCCGTCTTGCCGTCGACGCGCTCCCACAGCCGGTTCCCGGCGAGGCGCTCGTGCAGGCGGGTGCCTTCCTCGCAGGCCACGACCTCGCGCCTGCCGACC